AAACCTTTTGACATTATCTTTTCTTTTTTCTTTTAGGTTTTATTCTACCACTACATACACCAGCAGCGTACATATTGGCATACGCTGATGGGTACACTTTAAACTTACGTTTAGCAGCAGCTTTACCTCTTGCACAAAGTTTAGCCATAGTTTTTCTTTCTTCCTCTTCTCAAAACTCTGAAGTCAGCTGCTGTAATACGATCTCTTGGTATAGCAACACGAGCTATCTTCATCTGCTTTGCAGTATATTTTTTTTTACCTTTTTTCTTTGGCATTATTTTTTCTTTTTATTTTTTTTCTTCTTAGCTTTCTTAACCATAGAAGGCTTCTTCATTTTCTTTCCGTAATGACCTGGCATAATGTTTCTCCTTATTTATATATTTATCAAAGCAACTTTCTGTACCATTATAATGATGACAAAAATACTTCTTCTCTGCATTTATAATCCATCCTCCTTCATTACTCAAGAGTTGTCTTTTACACATAAGACAATACCCACAGACTATGACTACGTTTTTACGTGACCAAGTTTTTTTCTTTACCATTTTTTACAGGACCAATAACGAGCAGTGAGCTTGTTTGTTGCTGTAGCACAACGATGTCTAGCTCTGAAAGATTTACGAGCTTTGGGATTTGATTTACGAATAGCCATATTTGCATCTCCGTATCGAATCAGTTTTACTCTATTACCTGACTTGGCAAGAACAGCAAACTTTTTTGTTTTTGTTCTATCATTTTTAGGTTTGTTGTAACCTGAAAATGTTTCACCTCTATACGTTATCGACATAATTAATCATCCTTTGCAATTCTAATAATCTTACCATCTTTTACTTCTGCTTTTACTTTAGTGCAAACATAACTTACTCTTGCACCACTATTTCTTTGTGCAATTCTTTTTTTTTCTAAACATTTAGATACGTTAGGCATAAGTGTATGTTCTTTCAACACAGCAGGTTCACCTAAAAACATGAGTAATGCAATAACAGTTTCCATTAATGATTACCATTCTTTCTAACTTTATCTTTAACTTGCTCAAGACTATCTTTAATTTTCTCAATATCTTTCATGGCATAATTTATATTCACATTATTATTTCTCATCGTTTCCATTTCTTTTTGTATATTTTCTACTTGTCCTGCTATATGTTCTAATAACATAAATTGTTCCTGGTCAGTAGGTAATTGCTCTGACTTTTTTAAAAGATCAGCTTGATGTAATTCTCTGCTAGTCTCCAAGCTAGTTAGTCTAGCAGTTATCTCGGTGTAAGCAAAAATTCCTGCCGCCACAGCACCACACAAAAATAAAAGATTACGTATTGGTAAACTGATAACAGAATTTTCATTTACTTTCATTGTGGTTCGTTTCCTCCGCAAATATAACCTATAACTTTCTTACCTTTGTAAGTATGGTAGTAATGATTAGATAGAAATGTCTTTTTCTTTTTCTCATGCACTACAACATTAGTATTAAACCAACTGCTACAGCTTGTAAATATCTCAAAGGTATCTTGCTTTATATCACCACCAAAAGTCAAGTATAACAGGGTTATCATTATGGGTTTCATCAATGTCCTTGTGAGTTGTAGGCTTTCCAAGTACGTTTCTTATGTTTATTCATAGATGACATCTTGGGTCGTCTACCAATGCTAGTACTTTTTGGTATTCTTTCGTGCCTTGGTTTGTTTAAATCGAACTTTACCCTTGCCATATTTACCTGTTTGTTGAGATAATAAAGTTACCTTTGATTTATATTGATTGATAAAAGCTGTTGATATTTTTTTTCCCATATTTCTTTCTGTGTTAAACCTTTCTCATCTTTTTTTTCTTTATTCCTAGAATCTATATCTTTTGGATGTATAATTTCAACTAAAGCATAACGATAAACATCATCAGATTTATCCCATTGAAAATGAACTAAATATCTAGGCTCTTGATATTTATCAATTAACCTAGGATCATAATCGTTAGTCGTCATTTGCTAAAGTTTTTTATCTCACTAGCTTTGATACCATAGATTGCTGCAACGACACTGACCCACAATCCAACTAGCCACCAAGGCATAGCTTGTAGCTTTTCAAAAAACATATCCATCTTTCTTTCTATTTCAGGATCATCTGCAAACACAGAGTAAGCTAACATGAAGATGGGGGTGGAGAGTACGATAAGTACGAACTCATCTTTCCAGTCTCCCTTCTGATGCTCAAATACTTTACCTTTATATTCAATCTCACCCCTCCTCATCTTCTCTGCATGAAGTAGTCTAGC